TCCAAATCGAGAGAGATGCGAACGCAATCGCACAAAGAACTCGTAGAGGAAAGGGTAACATGATCATGTGTTCTGCTGATGTTGCTTCAGCACTGACCATGGCTGGTATCCTGGACTACACCCCTGCTCTTAACACAGGTCTGAACGTTGATGACACTGGCAACACATTTGCTGGCACCATCAATGGTAAGTTCAGAGTCTACATTGACCCATATGCTGCTAACCTGACCTCTTCTAATGCTGCTTCTGCCTCTGGCAACCAGTATTATGTTGTTGGTTACAAAGGCACATCACCTTATGATGCAGGAATCTTCTACTGCCCATATGTACCTCTGCAGATGGTGCGTGCAGTTGGAGAGGACACCTTCCAGCCCAAGATTGGCTTCAAGACCAGATATGGTCTGGTTGCCAACCCATTTGCTGAAGGCACCACCCAGGGTCTGGGTAGACTGCAGGTCAATGCTAACCGCTACTACAGAAGAGTTGCTGTTAAGAACCTCATGTGATACAGGGTATATCCCATCACAAGACAGACCCCCATCAGGGGGTCTTTTTTTATGCATACAAATAAATAGTCAAAAAGGATATGACAAGTAGTAATCCTGGCACTACTAGACCAAGACAAGAACCAAGTAGTGGCACACTGAAAAAGGCATTTATTAATCAGATAAAAGAAAGGAACTTTCTTGCCCCCACTGGTTTTCAATTCAGTGTTACGAGATCACCAAAGGTGAGTTATTTTGGTAACATGATTAATATACCAGGACTCACTCTTGGTGTGGCACAACAACCATCATACTTAAAGATGATCCCTAGACCAGGTGAGATTATTGAATTTGAGGATCTTACTCTTAATTTTCTTGTAGATGAAAACTTAGAAAATTATATTGAAATACAAAATTGGATCAGAGGAATTGGATTTCCTGAAACACTAGATCAAATATATGATTTCCAAAATGATAAAGATCCCACAATTGGAATCAAGAGAGAAGAAAATCAAGAAATAAATTTATATTCTGATGGAACGCTAACTGTATTGAATAATTTGAATATTCCCAAGTTTCATGTCAAATTTGAGGGATTATTTCCATACTCATTATCATCTCTTCAGTTTGATGCCACTCAGACTGACCTTGACTACTTTACAGCGCAGGTAAGTTTCAAGTATAATATATACAACATTGAAACCATATAATGATTGACTTGGAGGGAATCCAAGAAATGTGGAAGAAGGATTCCAAGATTGACCCTGATAATTTACACACTGAATCTCTTAACATACCAGTCCTTCATGCTAAGTATTTTGAGATGTACAATACCATCTTACTACTCAGAAAAAAAGCAGAACAACAAAGAAAAAATATAAGACATGAAAGGTATGAATACTATTCTGGTAAAGCAGATCCAGATGTTTATGTAGCAAATCCCTTTCCTAAAAAAATCAGAGATAAAGATACCATGCAGAAGTATCTTGATGCTGATGAAAGACTTTCAACTGTGTCATTAAAAATAGAATACTATGACACAATGTTAAAATTTATTGAAGAGATACTAAAACAGATAACTAATAGAACATATCAAATTAAAAATGCTATTGAGTTCATGAGATTCACTTCAGGACTAGGCTAGTGGAAGAACCTAATAAACCATCAATTAGTTTAAGATTTGAATATCAAGATATATATTTACAGTACAAGGCGATACAGAAATATATAGAAACACTGGATGAATCTAGTCAAGAATGTGAACATGCAAAACGCATTATGACTGAATTGTACAGAGTGATCATACATCACAAGTTTCATCATTTCAAAGAAAATCCAGAATAACCCACACAAAACTATCAATGCAAGATCATCTAGAGGAACCAAGTTTTACAGTTACACTATCACCTGCTGACATGTTTCTTTTGTATGACTCTGTTAAGACAAAATTAGAATCTTGGGCAGGTGGACATCCTGAAGAACAAAATAGATTATTTCTACTAAGAGATGAACTTTATAGAGGTGTTCTTGAGTATAAGTATGAACATATCCATATTGACAGGGAATAAATACATGTAGGTTAATTCCTACATAATGGCAGACTTGAAAATACAGAAAGTAAATGAAGTATATCTGCAAATAAAAACTGAACCTCATATTGAATATGAACTGAGAGATAGATTCACATTTGAGGTCCCTAATAAAAAATTCATGCCTCAGTATAGATCAAGATACTGGGATGGATTTGTACATCTTTTCAATATGAAGACTAAAAGAATTTATGTTGGTCTTCTTGACAAGATTGTAGCATTCTGTGAGAAGTCTGGATATACATATGAGTTTGAAAATAATAAATTTTATGGACTACCATTTGAAGTAAATGATTTTGTATCTCATAGTGGCGTAAAAGATTACATGAAATCAATCACCAGTTTCAAACCTAGAGACTATCAGATTGATGCAGTATATGATGCACTAAGATATAATAGAAAGTTACTTATATCACCAACTGCCTCAGGCAAATCTCTGATGATATATTCTATTGTCAGATACTTTGTTGGTCTGAACAAAAAGATTCTTTTAGTTGTTCCAACAACATCCCTTGTTGAACAAATGTTTAAAGACTTTCAAGACTATGGTTGGGATGCAGAGAATCACTGTCATAGGATCTATGCTGGTAGAGAAAGAGTTAATACCAATGAGGTGACAATTACAACCTGGCAGTCAGTATATCAACTTGATAGGAAGTTCTTTGAGGAATATGATGTAGTCATTGGAGATGAGGCACACCTTTTTAAGAGTAAGTCTCTTGTGGGTATTATGGATAAGTTACATCATGCAAAGTATAGATATGGGTTCACAGGGACATTAGATGGCACACAGACTCATAAGTGGGTGCTAGAAGGACTCTTTGGACCATCATATAAGGTGACACAAACCAAGAAACTAATTGATGAAGGACACCTTGCTACACTGGATATTCAATGTTTAGTATTGAAGTATAAACCACAAAAGTTTGATACTTATGAAGATGAAATACAATTTTTGATAGGCCATGAAAAAAGAAATAATCTAATTACAAACTTAGCACTTGATCTAAAAGGTAACACTTTGATACTTTATAGTAGAGTAGAGGCACATGGTGCTATACTTTTTGATAAGATAAATAAAAATGCTAGTGACAAAAGAAAAATATTCTTTGTCCATGGTGGTGTAGATGCTGAAGATAGAGAGCAAGTTAGAAGCATTACTGAGCAAGAAAATGATGCTATTATTGTCGCTTCTTATGGCACTTTCAGTACAGGTATAAATATAAAAAATTTACATAATGTAATCTTTGCCTCTCCATCAAAATCTCGTATTCGTAATCTTCAGAGTATTGGTAGAGTCCTAAGAAAAGGCAAAAGTAAGGTGAAAGCAAAACTTTATGATATTGCTGACGATTTATCAACTAGATCAAGAAAGAATTACACACTTAATCACTTTATTGAAAGAGTGAAAATTTATGTTCAAGAACAGTTCAATTATGAGATTACATCAGTTAACATAAAAGACTAGACAGGAGGTAAGTATGATAGAAGATGATTTCTACTGTACTATCAAATTAAAACATAGTGGTGAAGAAATATTTGCTAAGGTAGCAGCCAGTGAAGAAGAGGATAGAACGATGCTGATTGTATCTAATCCTGTCTGCATTGAAGAAGTAAAAATGAGAGGAAAGACTTGTGGCTACAAGTTTGAACCATGGTTAAAAACAACAAGAGAAGATATGTTCATTCTGAAGATGGATGATGTGTTAACCATGAGTGAATCTGATGATATTGATTTAATTGTATACTATCAAGACTTTATTAGAAGAGGACAAAAAGGTAATAGAACAAGACCTAACAGACAAATGGGATATATATCTAGTGTGCATGAAGCCAAAGAGGTACTAGAGAAGATCTTTAAGTTAGATTCATATAAAAGCTAGTCTCTTTCTTTCAACCAGACAAACCTAGTCTAATGCTGATTCATATGGTTGTCAAGTCTTATTAAATTTGATATAATGTTTTGAGAACATTATTCATTACTATGCCATTCATTAAAAATGCCTATGGAGTTATGAGTAGTCCTAAGAAGTCTGAGCATTATGTGAATAATAAGGATTTCCTTGCTGCTCTGATTGACTATCGCAGTGATGTAGAGTTATCCTTTTTTAAACTACATGGTAGAGAACCTACCAAAGAAGAGAGAGCAAAAAGGTGGGACACTAAGCCAGTCATTCCAAGTTACATTGGAGAATGTTTTCTGAAGATTGCTAATCACCTATCATATAAACCAAACTTTGTGAACTATATGTTCAAGGATGATATGATCTGTGATGGTATTGAGAACTGTGTAAGATACATTCACAATTTTAATCCTGAGAAATCAAAGAATCCATTTGCTTACTTCACTCAAATCATCTACTATGCATTCTTGAGAAGAATAACTCAAGAGAAGAAGCAACTTGAGATTAAAAATAAAATCCTAGAAAGAACTGATTTTGATGAGGTCTTTGATGCCAATGACCTTGACAGTAGCAACTATTCTGAATATAATAGTATCAAAGATAATGTTCACTCTAAATTGAGAAACTGATGCGTCTTGCTGTTATTACTGATACTCACTATGGTGCAAGGAAGGGATCTAAACTCTTTCATGATTATTTTGAGAAGTTTTATAATGATATCTTTTTTCCTGCTTTGGATGAGAATAAGATTAAAACAGTCATCCATATGGGTGATGCCTTTGATAGTAGGCGTGGAGTAGAGTTTAGATCTCTTGAGTGGTCAAAAAGAGTTGTGTTTGATCCTCTCAGAGAAAGGGGTATCACTGTGCATTTGATGGTAGGCAATCATGATGCATATTATAAAAATACTAATGATGTCAACTCAGTAGATCTTCTGCTGAGAGAGTATGATAATGTAATTACATATTCAGAAGCAAGTGAGGTGGTTATTGATGAGACACCCATACTTTTTATTCCTTGGATCAATGAAGACAATAAAGAAAGCACTTTTAAATTTATTGAAAGTTCATCTTGCCTCTTCGCGATGGGGCACCTTGAACTCAATGGATTTAGAGCTCATAGAGGCTGCATCATGGATCATGGTATGGAGAGCAAACTATATCAGAAGTTCCAAAGGGTATTTTCGGGTCATTACCATACAAGGTCAAATGATGGAAAAATCTTCTACATAGGCAATCCTTATGAGATGTTCTGGAATGATGTCAATGATGAAAGAGGATTTATTATTCTGAACACATATGATATGAAGTTTGAATATGTGAATAATCCTTACAAGATGTTCCATAACATTTATTATGAAGATACTGATTATCAGATGTTTGATGTGAGAGAGTACGAAAACAAGCTTGTTAAAGTCATAGTAAGAAAGAAAACTGACTCTCATAAATTTGAAAAATTCATTGATAAACTTTATTCTGCTGGAGTTGCTGATCTTAAGATTGTTGAGAATTTTCAACTACAAGAGTCAGAGGATTTTGAAGTTGAGGAATCAGAAGATACAATGTCTATCCTTGAAAGATATATTGAGGAATCTGAGACTGAACTGGACAAAGCATTTATCAAAAGTTTGATGAAGACCACTTATCAAGAAGCATGTGAGATGATATAATGTACATTCTCACAATACTTGGAAAAGAAAAAGAGGGTGCATATTCTGTAGTAGATGAAGATGGAGAGAATGTTCTTTATCTTTTTGAGGAAGGTGATGATGCTGAAAGATATGCCATGCAGTTAGAAGAGGGTGGATATCCAGAAATGCATGTGCTAGAGATAGATGAAGAAATGATGTTGAAAACTTTAGAACTGCATGATCACAAATATGCAGTCATTTCAAAAAATGATATTGTAATACCTCCTGAAAACGCAAATGATTATCTTTGAAAAAATATCTTGGAAGAACTTCCTCAGCACAGGTAATCATTTAACAGAAGTCAACCTGAGTTCAGATCCAACAACACTGATTGTTGGATCTAATGGTGCTGGTAAGTCAACCATTCTTGATGCTCTTACATTTTCTTTGTATGGAAAATCATTTCGTAAGATCAATAAGGCACAATTGATTAACAGTTCAAATGAGAAGGACTGCTTTGTATCTATTGAGTTCTCAATCAATGGTGTAGATTGGAAAGTTGAAAGAGGCATTAAACCAAACATATTCAAGATTTATAAGAATGGAGAAGAACTAAATCAAAGTTCATCTGCACTTGATCAACAGAAGTGGCTAGAGCAGAGTGTGCTCAAGATGAATTACAAATCATTTACACAAATTGTAATTCTTGGAAGCAGCACTTTTGTTCCTTTCATGCAGCTCCCTGCTGCCAGTAGAAGAGAGGTGGTAGAAGATCTCCTTGATATTAGAATATTCTCATCTATGAATGTTCTGATCAAAGATAAGATCAGAGTTATTAAAGATGAAATTAGAACATTAGAACTTAAGAAAGAATCTCTCAATGAAAAAGTTCATATGCAGAGAGAATTTATACAAAAGGTTGAGAATGAAGCAGAATCAAATATAGAATTCAAGAATAAAAAAATTGATAAACTAGATGATGAAGTAGCAAGTCTTATGAAGAAGACTGAGTATCTTGATGAAGAGGTCAAAGCACAGCAACTTGTACTTGAGTCATACAAAGGATCTTCTGATAAGCTTAGAGAATTCAATACAATCAAAGGTAAGATAACACAGAAGATATCTAATATTGTTAAAGAGCATAAATTCTTCTCAGAGAATAGGGTTTGCCCTACCTGTGAACAGGATATTGAAGAATCATTTCGATTAAATAGAATTGATGACTCTCAAAATAAAGCAGAAGAATTGCGTAAGGGTTTTGAGGAACTCCAGGATGCAATCAAAAAAGAGGAATTGAGGGAGTCCAACTTCAAACAAACTTCAGGAGAAATAAGTAACCTACTTAATGGCATTTCTAAAAACAATACTCTTATCTCTACCTGCCAAAAGCAAATCAGAGATCTTGAACAGGAAATTCAAAGAATTACCGATCAACTTGCAAACAGAAATACTGAAAATGAAAAGTTAATTACTTTCCAAGAAAGTTTAGAAGATACATACAAACAACTTGCAGATAAGAAGGAAAGCATTTCTTACCATGACTTCACTTACAGTCTTCTCAAAGATGGTGGAGTAAAAACAAAAATTATCAAGAAGTATCTCCCTCTTATTAATCAACAAGTTAATAGATTCTTACAGATCATGGACTTCTACATCAACTTCAAACTTGATGAGGAGTTCAATGAAACTATAGAATCACCTATCCATGAAGATTTTTCTTATGCTTCATTCAGTGAAGGAGAGAAATCCAGAATTGATCTGGCTCTTATCTTTGCATGGAGAGAAGTAGCAAGATTCAAGAATTCAGTCAATACAAATTTGATGTTATTTGATGAAGTATTTGATTCATCACTTGATAGTTTTGGAACAGATGAGTTTCTTAGGATTATCAGATTTATAGTCAAAGATGTAAATGTATTTGTCATCTCTCATAAGAATGGGATGGAGGACAAATTTGAGAAAGTCATAAGGTATGAAAAAGTCAAAGGGTATAGTAGAATAGTATCCTAATCAGGAGAATCATGAAGGTCCCAAACTGGCAACACCACTCCAACAAGGAGCAGAAGAGGACCCTAAAGCCTCAGAAATTGCGTCAGTCTAAACAAAGATTACAGATGTTGAAGAAAAGATTACAATTTACCAAATCTTCATTAAGTTAGCATACACTGACTATATAATACAGTGAATGGAGGTTATTATGCACAACCTGATTTCACATAATGAACTGGCATCATGGAAGTGGGATCAAAAACAAACTGTTGAACAAAAATACGACCAGGTATCCGATTACTTCCAGTGCATCTCAGAATGTGGGATTATTGACCATCAAGCAAGGAGATTCTGCAGACACATCCTGACCACTGATTAAAATTGTAAAGGAGTAATGCCCACCAAAGTCCCCTCTAGAGAGATCTAGGGGGGATTGGTTTTAATAAATAAAATATAGGATTGTAGTAGAGATGAAAACTTTTGCTCAATATATGAATGAATGCAATAGTATTCTCTTATTGCAAATCCAATATGAGATAGATTCACTTGAAGAGCAATTGTCTCTGTGTGATGATGAAGAATTAAAAGAGAGTATTGCAAGTAGACTGAGATCTGTATCAAGAAGAGGTGCTAATATTGCTAGGAGAGCTGCTATAGCTACAGCAGCTGCTGCAGCCGTTGCTGGTGGAGGTGCTGCTCAGGCAGCTGACTTTAGTGGAAATGTAAATGTAAGTCGTGGTGCTGTCCCAGCACAAGCAACAGATCAATCAGTAAGTGGTGCTGTTGATCAAGCACTTGCTAATCCAGGAAAAGCACAATCAGCATCCTCAGAAAAAGGTAGAATGAAGACCACAGTAAGTGGTGGTATCAATGTCAGTGGTAGAATTGGTGGTGGTGGAGATAAGAGAGAAAAGAAAGAAAAGCAAGATAAACAAGATAAACAACAATCAAATCGTAAATATAGAAGCAAAGCAGAAGTAACAAAACAGAGAGCAGAAAGACAAAAAGAACTTGATAAGAAAGATACATTCAAAACAAAATATAGATATGCAGTTCCTACTGGAACTGGTGGAAGATTTGGCACTCGTCAAGCATCTGGTCCCAATCAAGTATCTTCATTCAAACCAGTAGGAACCAATAGAACAGGTGGTACTAATTTCCAGAGAACTAAAATTGTTGGAGACCCTACTGGACCAGGGTCAACTGGACGTACAGTTGGTGCTAAAAAATATGATAAACTCTTTGGCCCAGGTGGAAAGTATGCGCCAAAGGGTGATGGGTCCAGAACAATTGTGCCAAGTTCTTTAGGTAGAATGTATTAATGACATTAAACGTATATTATCTAATAAATAAAATATAGGGTTGTGGTAAGATGAAAACTTTTTCAGAATTCATAATAGAATCAGAACAACAATCAGGTGCTCTTGCTGCTCATTTAGCTAGAACTGCAGCAGATAGGGCATCACAGTCTGGAACTGTTGGTGGAACTGAACAAACATATAAGAAATACAAAAATAGAAATTTAAGACTACCTACACTAAAGAAAAGGGAAGATAAGATAAAAGATAAAGGACCAAGAAAACCAGCACCATATAGAAGTGGAACAAAGCCACAAAAAGCATTACCATCTTCTAATCAAAAAGCACTCCCAGGTTCTTCAAGCACATCTATTGCTAAGAGGTCATCACAGAGTATTAGAAATGCTGGTAAAAATACAGCAGGATCTGTTCAGAAAGCAAGAGTCAGAGTTGAACCAACACAAAGACCTGCCATCAAACCTACACCATCAAGAGCTGCATTACCTGCTGCAAAGAAACCAATCACCCCAATGGTAAGAGCAGCAGCAAAGCAAGCAGCACTTAAGGCAGCACAACAGAGAAAGGCACTACCCCCTGCCAGATCATAAAGTGTCCACTGCCCTCTAAAACCAGAGTATTTTTTGGTATGATATGAGGACACAGGCAAAAACTATGGTCAATTACGTAATCAAGTCCCAACTTGCCAAACTCCTTGCCACTGAAGATATTGTTGTGGAGCACAGGAGTATTCGCACTGCTCAGTTTGATGTGGAGAAGCGTGTCCTGACTCTGCCTCTCTGGGAGAAAGCATCAGGTATCGTATATGATATGTTGGTTGGACATGAGGTTGGACATGCACTCTTCACCCCTAATGAGTGGGACTACAAAGTACCTCGTCAATTTGTTAATGTGACAGAGGATGCTCGCATTGAGAAACTCATGAAGCGTAAGTATCCTGGTATCTCCAAATCTTTCTTTGGTGGATACAAAGAACTATCTGATGATGACTTCTTTGAACTTGAAGGGCAAGATATTAGCAAAATGAATTTTGCTGATCGTGTCAATCTGTATTTCAAGATTGGTAATTTCATCAATATCTCTTTTAATTCTAAGGAACAAGATATTGTAGACATGGTTGCAGAGTCAGAAACTTTTGCTGATGCAATTCTTGCTGCTGAGATGATGTACAAATATTGTAAAGATGAAGCAAAGTCAAAATCTGAGGCAAAAGAGGATGAATCTTCCCCAGTGCCAGGATCACAACCACAGTCTAGTCCCTCTGGTGGAGTTCAAAATATTGATGATCCTAATCCTGATGAGTCTGACCAGATAGAGGAGGAAAAGCGACAGCAAGAAAAAAAAGGTGAAGAGGATGTTGATGACTTTGAAGATGATATCCAAGTAGAAACTGATGAGGCATTCTCTCAGGGCACTCAAGATCTGAATGATCTTGATCCCAATCATGTTGATAATATTTACTGTGAAGTTCCAGATGTTAATCTAGATAATGTTATTGTATCTAATCAAAAGATCAAAGATACTCTGAAAGATTATTGGGCAGAGCAACTTAAGCCTATGACATTCCCTAATGGTCATGTGGGTGTTGTTGCATCTTTTGAAAACTGTGATGATAAGTACAACCAATTTAAAAACTCAGCACAAAAGGAGGTAAACTATCTTGTCAAAGAATTTGAAACCCGCAAGTCTGCAGATGCTTATGCTCGCTCTTCTACTAGTAGGACTGGAGTGCTTGATACAGCTAAACTCCACACTTATAAGTTCAATGAAGACCTGTTCAAGAAAGTCACTATAACACCTGATGGTAAGAATCATGGATTGATCTTCATACTTGACTGGTCTGGATCTATGGGTGAGCATCTTATTGATACTCTCAAGCAGATGTACAATCTTATTTGGTTCTGTGACAAGGTAAACATTCCCTTTGATGTTTATGCATTTACTAATCATTATGGGAATGCTGATCCTGATTTTCCTAATATGAAGAGAGAGGTTGGCAAACTCTATGTTGATGATCAGTTTAAGTTACTTAATTATGTAACTAGTGGTGGCACAAAAGCAGATTTGAATACTCAGTTACTCAATCTGTGGAGGCTGGCATATGGGTACTGCTACTGGGCTGGATTTACAACTCCTGCTCAATTTGCTCTTTCTGGTACACCACTCAATGAGTCAATAGTTTGCCTTCACAAGATCATTCCTGCTTTTAGGAAGAAGCATAATATTCAGAAAGTTCAGTGTGTGATCCTCTCAGATGGTGAAGCAAATGCTCTACAATTTCTTGATACATATAATCACTTTGTGTCTGGTGAGGTCAAAATTGCTCCAAAGCATATGAGAGCCAATGTTCACATTCGTAATCGTAAAACAGGTTATACCTACAAGGTTGGATATACTCATCATGGATTCACACAAATGTTGCTTGATGATTTAAAGCAATCCTTTCCTAACACTAACTTCATTGGTATTCGTTTAATCACTCCAAGAGATTTCAGAAGTTTTATTTCTAGGTATAATCCTGTTGATGAGGAGCAGCTTAAGAAGTATAGGAAGGATAAGTTTTGCAGCATCAAAGGATCTGGATACCACTCTTACTTTGCTATGTTAACTAGTGCATTGAGTAATGATGTAGACTTTGATGTTGATGAAGGTGCATCCAAGGTCAAAATCAAGAGTGCATTTATTAAGAGTTTGAAGTCTAAATCTCTAAATAAAAAAGTGTTAGGAGAATTTATTTCTTTGGTGGTATGAAGACATTCCAGGAATTTGTGTTAGAATGTAATTCTGTTCAGGAGTCATCTCTGAACAGAATTAGAGCAAAGTC